CGGGGGTGGGTTAGCTATAAAGGCATCAAGCTTTTCTGGGGTGTCATAAGTACTAGCGAGATTGTCTGAAACAGCTTTTAGCTGCGCCTTAGTTAGAAGGCTAGGATCCACCCCTGCGGCTGCAAAAACGTTTGTTAGCGCTACCTGACGTTTTTCTGTCATTGCCTGATCGTACTGTGCATCGCTAACATACGCGGATTCGTGCTGCCCGGTCGTTAAGTAGTGCGCAGTGGCGCTCTGGTCCGTAGGAATGTTATTGATTTTGCGATATTCGGCTTCGTTGAAATCGGGAGCCATTACTTCTACAACTGCACGGTCTGCCTCAGCGTACGCAGACGATAGATCTTCGTTAAGCCGCTCAGAACTAACTGACAAGTTTGCCACTGCGTCGGCGTAGTCTTTCTCATAACCTACAAAGTCATCTTGCGCAGTAGTTATTTTTTTCTTATAGCTTTCGAGCTGTGGCGCGTAATCGGTATGCTTCTTCTCAACCGCTGCTTCCGCTTTTAAGTACTCTTTCTCCGCAGCTTCAAACTCTGCCGTAGTGTTCCCGCCGCCCTCTGCCGCTTGATACGCAGCGAAAGCAGTTTCATATTCTGCACGCTTAATTTTCAGGTCGTCCATATCCCCATTAAGGTCATCAACTAACCATTCGTATGATTTAACGGCGTTATCACGGGCTAAAACTGCATCGTCGAGGTTGTCAGCGGCTTTTTCTACCTTCTCATAGTCGCCCGTCAGCTTGTCCATCGAGGTGTTGACTGCATCACCGAAGCTAGAGTTGTCAATAGCCTCGTGCATAGCCTCGGTACCATACGCGCTCATCATACCGTTAAACGCTGCAAGCCCTTCCTCACCGCTGGTGCCATCGAAGGCCATCGTTACAGTGCGCTGAAGTGCAGTGGTGATGTACCCAATATCCCGGTCAGTAAGCGTACTATCTTCAGCCATCAGGCCGGTCACTAGATTAGTAGTGACGAGACCTTTCGCCGCCGCATTCGCTAGCATCTCACCAGTTATTTCTTGCCCCGTAAGCTCGGCTACTATACCAGCATGCACAATTTTACTGGTGATGTTCGGAACCGCTTTTAGTCCCGGATTAGCCTCAAAAAATTCACTAGACCCGTTCTTCTCCCCGATGTAACCCATAGTTGCGGACACTGCCACATCTAGGCCGCCCTTTACGAAGGCTTCCATCGGATCTTCACCGTAGAGAACCGCCACTGCGGCGTTACTGGTGCCCTTTGAAACGATACTAGTAACTAGTTCTTTACCAACATAGTCACCGCCAACCGCACCCGCAACGTTACTGCCAACTTTAGCCGCAGTCGCGCCAACCTTACCGACTGCGTATGATATAGCTACAGTCTTCAGTACTTCACTAAACTCTTCCCCGTCAGCAGCAGCTTTTGCACCGTCGATTAGGGGTATTGCCCAAGCGTTGCCCGTAGTCATAGCTGCTATTTTGGCAATCGTAACTAGTGGATCGTCTAGGGCTGCTTGGATTGTTGCTACCGTAAAATCCGCGACCGGTTCGATGATCTCGTCAACTACCCACTCTACCGGTTTGCCGATAAGCGTGTCGCCTACCCACGCAACGGCCTCTACAACAGGCTTCACAACGTTACCTATCGTTTCGACAACGGGAACAAGGACTTCTTCAGCTACGAATTCTACTACGTCAGCAGCAGCTTCTACTGCGGTAACTGCTGCGTCAACCGCGACTTCGGCCACGGGAACAATGACTTCTTCAATTGCGAATTCTAGTACATCGACTGCGGCTTCTACTACGGCGGCCATTTATAATCCTCGGGTTAACGGTTCTGTGCCTAAGCGCATATAGACCACGTATTTGTCCATCGCAGCGCCTTTAGCGACTACGCCTATATAAATCTCAGTGTCCTGTTGTTTTGCACGGCGCTGGAAAATCTTAAACGCGTTTAAGAACACAAGGCTATCAAAGGTAGTCGAATAATGCGTATACCCTTTTTGCTGTAGGTAGTTAAAGTACTTGAACCCGTTCTTGACAAAGTTTCGTCCCGTGTCCATATTGAACGCTCTACCCACCGCCTTGTGTTGGTTCTCCCCCTTACCCACTTGTGCTAAGAATACTGTATTTCCTACCTGAACTATGTCTGTATTTGGGAGTGTTGTTTCTCCAGCTATAACTGCTAATACACTTTGCAAGGGTATCCCCATATCGGGCATATTGTGTACAGCACCAGTAATAATTTCAGGGCCTTTTAGTAGCTTTTCAGCACTATCTACGAGGTTCATGAGCTTACCTCCGGCGAAAACACGGCAGCGGAGTAGATGTTGCCCATACCGGCGGCGAGACTGAGCATTAGCCCTCCGGGAGCGGGGGCATCAGCAGACAGGAACACAGGGTCGTCCTGCGTTCTGTTAAGGATTTTAGGCACATAGCCTTTTTTCAGGTCTTTTAACAACAATCCAGTCTCCAATAAGCCGCTCGCACCCATAGTATGCCCAATACGAGGTTTATACGATGTTGCAATAAACTCGTCTAAGCTATTCAATAGTGCCGATTTTTCCGCAGCATTGTTGACTGGAGTACCAGTTCCATGCGTCTTCACCAATCTTACTTCATTTTGGTGTGCTTTGGCTACAAATAATGCACCTTCGATAGCTTTACTAAAACCCGATCCATCCGCTCTTTGTCCTAACGGGTTTGTGTTGTCCTCTGCGGAGGTGTAGGCCCCTAGAAATTTAGCCATCGGCGTAGGCATTCCGGGATGTTCCTTCTCAAATATAGCTAACGCCGCACCCTGCCCCAGAAAGAACCCTTGATTTGTAGTGTCAAAAGCCGACGGCTGTCGTTCGGTCTCGTCTTTATACTGTAGACTCGCTCCAGCTTCGCCAAAGAACCCTAGCGTCAGGTTGTTAACGGCATCTTCCCCAGTAAGCACGATAACGCGGTCAAACCCGAAATTGTTCATCAGGTTCTGTACATCCATGAGGACTTTTAAGCTGGAAGCGCAGGCGCTAGCGTCTGTTGACACATGGTCATGTACCCCGAACATACTGGCGATACGGCCAGCATATATGTTGGTTAGGACTATAAAGGGTACTTTTACTTTGTAATGCAGTTCAGCTTCAGGATCCTTGTCATACCGTCCGTTGTTACCCATCCAGCCTTGGTTACCCGCAGCGAATATAAACCCAGTCTTACCTTGCACGGGGTTGTCTCGTACGTAGCTAATGGTGTCTTCATCGACCAGACTTTCAAGAAGCGTATGGGGTGGGTACTTCATCCCGCTTTTAGCGCGTCTAAATGTCTCAGGGATTATATGCGCATGTTGAGGGTGTGGGATGTCCGCGATAAGCTTCGTTTCTGTAGTGCATACGGTATTGCATTTCGTGAGGTATATCATGATAAGTCCTTAACTAAGGCTTTAACATTGTCGTATTCGCTCTCAGGGTCTTTAGTTTTGTACTCTTGCAAGAAGGTATTCAGCGCACCAATTGAGCTAATCGGCCAAAGCGCATCCATCTCCTCGCCTCCGGGAATACCATAGGCTTCGCCTAGTACGAAGAAGATCAATGTGACATCTAGGCTGTCGAGGTTTGTCGCGTCTTCAGTTATAGGTACATCAAGGGATTCGGCCACAATATAATCTGCCGTTACTGCTTTCTGCGCCGCTGATACGGCGTTAAATACTTCAAGGAAATCAAACAATTTAGTCATGTTGTCGCGCCTGCTAATAGGGACTTTCTAGTATAAACAAAACGTTAGCAGGAGCAACTTCGCACCCTAACTAGTTAGCGGTTAGATGGTAGGCTACTGCTGTACCTGCTCAATTACCAAGTTAGTGCCGGGAGCGCCGGGGGCAAATGCAGTTGGTGCAACGGCAACGAGGGTAACGCTGAGGTCTGTTACCGCAAACATGATCTCTACGTATTCTCCGGGATCTAAAGACACTGACTCGTGGACAACCACCGAGCGATAAGAGCCGTTACCCGTGATGCCAATAATGCGGCACGAGTCGGCGATATCTGTACCATTCTTACGGATCCATGAGTAGACAGTCTTGTTGGCCGCATTAGAGCTAATATACTGCAATGTGGCCGACACGCTATATAGCCCAGAATTAGCGGAGACGATGCGAGACGTCGGGGTACCTATAGAGAAACCGGTGGCAATTGAAGTGGTGTCAAACGGAATTGCGTACGCAGTGTTTATTACCGCAGGGGTGTAGCTTATGGTTTGGACGAATGTGCCGTAGTACTCTTGTTGCTCGATGATGGGGCGAACGAATATAATACCGTCAGTAGAGCCTACTTTAATCACTTGCGCGATCGGTACGACATTAGCGGGTGCCGTGGGTTTGACGTTAGTGAAAGCTCCGGCAGTGCTAGGTGAAGCATAAATGACATCCCCCAGACTGAACGCGCTTGTATCTACCTCACGCACGAACCCCAAAGTAGTACAGTACCCTTTTGTACCTGCGTCGGGTAAATCATGGGTCACAACCCCCAAAACAGAGAGGGTATCCCGAGATCCGTCGGCGATATATGGGGTTACTATTAGCGCGTCATCGGAAGCATCAACGGAACCGACAACTGTGCCGTTAGGGATAGTTACCCCAGTTTCGTTTTGCACCCGAACGAAAGTCTCCTGCCCTACCTGTTGTACAACCCCGTAATCCATGTCGATTTCAAGAGTTGCATCATCTTGATCCCAGTCTACCCGCCCTGTTTTATGGGGGGCCGCAGTGGTGAGCGAAAAATCTATATAGTCAACGCTCTGCCCCCAGCTTAACTGCTGCTGTAGGGCGGTGATACGGTTAAAATACAGACGCAAAACATTGTTAAGTTGGTCTTGGTATTGGCGACTGTACTGTTCTGTAGCCAGCGGTAATGCTGGCGGTGCGAGCTGGTTAAGCTCTTCTTCAGAAGTAATAATTAAAGCCATTACCGTCTCCCATCCGGTCGCATATCTATGCGAGGTGTGCCGAACTGCCATGTAACGCCCAGCCCAGTAGACTCGATCTTGACTGCAAGCTGCCTACCACGTACACGCGTGTTCAACTGCCCTGTGTACTGTTCTATCGGTAACACAGTACTACGTGTTACGGTGCCAGAACTACTACCCCCCTGCGATAGCGGGTCGTTATACCCTGATCCTGAGTTCGCTAACGGGAGCAAAGTCATGGTAGCTGCGGGAGCCGCCGCCGTAGAACCTACGAACGTAACGTCGGGCAGTATACGCCATACAAACGAGAACTGATGCCCATCGCCTAAGTCAAACTGCGATGAGGATATTGACGCGGCAATCGGTAGCGTAGTAGCCGTTTCGTTATCGTCAGTTCCTGACTCCTGATTAACCAGATTATTACTATAGGTAGCAGCAAGCGGGAAGTTACGCAGCCCAGAATCTAGCCACGCTGTACGAGACATAGTGCCATAATACCATGTATTTTCGAGGTAGTTATAGACTACATACTTACCAATATCGGTCTGGTTTGTGGCACAGTAGAACCACCAAACCTCGTGGAAAGACTCGTTGGTACCCGCAAATACTTGGTCGTATTGCTGTACGTTAAAGTCAGAGAATATGTGTCTACGCAAGTCACAAGGTAGTGGTTGTGTACGCCCATCGTACTTGTAGAACTTATCTTTACCCATCCAGTATGCGATACCGTTGGCATAGGCTACAGCGTTCTGGCTCGCTATGGATATGTTCTCTCCTACTAATTGTGCGCCCCAAACAACAGGTGCTCCTACGTACTGTAAGGAGTATACGGCAGAATCAGTCCAAACAAGGATCTCTTGGCGCGACTGTTTGGCGGCCACGATCATCGTGCCCCGCGATAAAACTATACTACCTGCTTGGTTTGTCGCTGCGGGGGTCCAGTTTGTAGGATCTTCTTGGTCCGACCAGCGCACAAGCATTGGGTTTAGGGTGGCAGAAGAAAGCTCATTCGCACCGAAAGCAAACACAAAACGACTGATGTCAGAGATCTCGATTAAGTTCTGGCTTGTCGGGATGCCTGAACCTGTTAGAAGCGTCGCGCGAGATCCTGTACCTGCCGTCGCGTCCCAATAATACATGGCACCACCACGAGGGCCAAAGATTAGATCCTCACCAAAGTTAGCTTGGCTCCACAGGCGGATACTCTCTGTTGATACCAGTCCCGTACCCCAAACGCCGCCGCCCCAAGTACCCGCGCCCCAACCAGAAAGTGGGATTGCGTATGCAGCACCGACATGGATTTGGTACGCGCCTACTGTTGAACTCCCACCGTTGCCTACGTCAGACCCGTTCGCAGTAGCTACCGCTACTATTGTGTAGCTGCTGGAGTCGATTAGCGCATCAACTTGATATTCTTGGTTGAGCACATCTGCGGTAATGTTACCCCCGAGAGACACTGCGCCACTGAAAGTAACAAAATCTCCTGCGGTAGCTCCATGTCCAACATCGGATATAGTCAGTACCGCGCTACCATTTGTAGCCGCAAAGGTTACATCCCCCGCAGCGGTAGTGGCGCGTAGCGGTGTAATGTCGTTGTAGCCGCCACCCTCTTCTAAGTAAAACTTTAGGTTGGTACCCACACCGAGTAAGTTAATGCTACCTAACGTAACCCAATTCCACAAAGACCGACATACGCCTAGGTAGGTAGTGCTCGATATACGCTCCCAACCACCAATTTTCTCTGGTAAGCCTTGACGAAACCGAACTTTGTCACATTCATACCAACCACCTTCGTTGGAGTAGCTGGTACGTTCCCGGTTTACACCGGGTTTAAATAGTATCTTTTGAAGAGGCATGTGGGCACCTACGTAGCGTCGCCAAATATTGGCGGGAGAGAGGTAATCGCGAGGGTCACACTCTGCTTTAAATTAAGCGGTTG